CTGCCCTGCTTGTGTTCCTCAGCGTAGGCGGAAATCCATTTCCCATTTTGAAGCTGGGCGACATAGATCGTTGCAGAGGCTTTCTTGCCCTCATAAGCAATTGCCTCTGTTCCCCGTTTCTCGTCATAAACACCGTGCCGGTTCGGCCTGGTGGTTCCGTCCATCAGGGGAAGACCATCGGGGTCCTCTTCTTCACCTTTAGACGGTCGTGTCATCGACTTTGCATATAAGGCTTCCCAATGCGGCCCAGATTCGTCGATGTCCTTGATGAGATCCGATATTTTCTTTCCCAGTTCGGCATTCTTGGCGGATACTCTCTTGATGACGTCTTTCTTCTCTTTCGCCGTCAGGGTGCTGTACCCTCTGCCGGCAAATCCACTTCCGCCTATCCCAACGGTATTCGGCAATCCAGCTGCCTTCTCGATGCTGGCGAACGCTTCCTGGTATTCGCTGATCAGGCGACGGCCTTCATCCGCCGTCTCGGCGTTCTTCATCCGCTCAGTAAAGCTTCGCGATTGCGCGGATGGCGCTACTTCTTTTTCCCCTTCCCCCTGGGATTCTTCTGTGCCTTGCCCTTCTTTGCCGGAGCCTCGCTTGCCTTTCGTGCCAGCGATTTTGAGATCGGGAGCGGCATTTCTCCCTGGCTCGGCGCCATCGGGGATCTCTGTGCCGGCTGTGGCTGTACTTTCTTCCTTGCCATTGGTCGTTTCTCCTTTCTGGTCAGTAATAGTGAATCCCTTTGCCTTGGCTGGATTCAGAGAATAAATTTTCCCGGCATCGGTCTTTACCGTCACACGACCGCCATCCAACTTGGTTATGGTCCCACTGAGACTATTGCCCCTTCCTGTTGTCCAGGACACGACAGAGCCGACGGTGGGGCCAACGGCCTCTTTTGTCTCGGTGTGGGCCTGGATGATCTGCTGAATATCAACAGTGGAAGAACCATCCCGGGGCGCACCCACTTCCGGACTAGCGACCGGACGGTACACCTCAATAGTTTTATCGCCATTCCGAAGGGCACGGTTGTACTTGTGATTGCCGTCGATCAACTTGCCGTTGAAGTCTACAATTGCCGGGCCTTCATTATAAATCTTTCGGGTGGCGTATTCCGTCTGTTTCTCAGGGCTCCAATGGATCTCGTTACCTTTCTTCAAGTCTTCGACTGGAACGGTGGCCGTTTCCCATTCTGCGTTAAGCAGTCCAGAGTGAATGCTCTGGTTGGTCTGGCGTTCCATGTGGGTTTCGAAAATCGCGCGCTGGGCGTAGTCGGGAAGAGCCTTAAAACTATCGGACTGGGTGACATCCCACAGGGCTTCGTTCTCTGTCCTATTGGCAGCGATAGCGTTAATTTCTCGCCTTGCCAATTCATCCTTGGCGCCCTGGACCCCATAATCAGCCTGCTGCTTCAAGACGTCATCGGGCATCCTGGCAAAGACATTGTCTTCAGGAGCGTACTGCGTCTCCACTGGCCTACGGTCGGTCGTTCCGGCAACAGGCCCCGGACCTTGCGGCCCGGGTGGTGGTTCTTCGGGGGAGGGAACTCCTAAAGAAGCGCTTTCCGACGGCTCCGGACCAGGTTCCTGGTTGGGCTCAAAAGACCTCGGCGTCGTGTCCGGTTCCAGTTCCCCCCTCGGGGTGATCGCCGGTTCGCCGGTAATCGTCTTGTCCAGCTTTGCCATGACATCGGGCGTCAGGTCCTCTTCGGATTGGATGTCAATGCCGGTATCCGCTTGAGTTTCGACGCCAGGGATTTCAGCGGGAAGGCCGCCGGTGTTTTCAGCCGGAGCGTTCAGGATATCCTTCGCCGTCATATTGCTGCGGACGCCCTGATCTTCGTCCTTCAGAAGCTCCTCGCGGGCATCGGATGTGTTCCCCTTGCGCTTCTCGATTTCGGCCGCGTAGGAATCGCGGAGATCAGCCAGATCCTTGTCGCCCTGCCTGACTTCCGAAAGCTCCATCACCCGCCGCTGGATATCAGGTAGCTGCCCGGTAGGCACGGAGTCAGGCTTGATACCCTTGATCTTCTCGATGGCCCTGTTCTCGGATCTATGGGAATAGGCCCCGCCGCCCGCGCCCATGGCCGCACCGCCAACCATCCCGGCAGCCGCCGCATTGACGGCCTCCATGAAGGTCTCCATCGTACCGGCCCGAGACGGATCAATTCCGGCCTGTTCCGCATAGGTCTGAAAAAATTCGGTAACACCTTCCCCGAAGCCCGTAGCCAAGGCTTCTTGACCGATCTTTTTGAAAAGTTGCCCCTTGACGCCGGTCGTCCCTTTGGCGAAAAGGCGGCTGACCATATTCTCCGCGCCAAGCTCTTCCAGTTTGGTGGCTACAAATGCCGCCGCCAGTCCACGGACAGGGTCAAGTTCGTCTACTTCACCCTTATGCAGCCTTTCCAGCTGCCCCTCCGCTATTTCCCCGGCCTCAAGCATTCCTATGGGGATGTCCATCTTTCTCGGCTTTGCCCACTGCGCCAGGAATTTTCCTGCTTGCTTGACGCCGCCTTCATTGAACAGGCCTTTCATCGCCTGCCCGGCTCCGATAGCGTCCTTTGCCCTTCCCGCAGCCATGAAGGGAAGCGTCATGAGAACCTGCCCGCCCATCTGTCCGATGTTCCACGCCGCCCAGTCGAGGACATCGCGGGGCTTGCTCCAGTCCAGTTCCGTAAAATTCTGTTTCCTGGCAGCATAGGGCTCCATCTTCCTGCCCCAGTATTCACTCCCGGTCTTCCCGACATTCTGTAGCGTATCGCTGCCTGAAAGCTCTCCTGCATATTCCAGGATGCTGTTGACGGCCTTATTGGCGCCCAGCCACGCGGACGCCGCCCCTTTTCCGAGCTCGCGCACAAAACCCGGCCCCTGGTCGCTGGCTGCCGAACTGCGTTGTGTCAGCGGTTTACGGTCAAGGTCCTGCGCGGGCGTGGAAGCTTGAAGGGGATTCGCGGCATTCGCCGGCTGCAAAGGCATGCGGCCTCCGACCCGTGAAGCTGCGTCGGCAAGCGGATTGGCGGGGTTGATTTCACCATACCTTGCCAGCAAAGGCTCTCTTTCGATTTTGGCAACGATGTCTTCAAACATTAATCAGCTCCAGTATGGAATGAGGAAAGCGAAAGATCGCAGATTATCAATTGCTCAGGCTGCCCAGAGGATCATAGGGGGCCTGCAGCTTCTTCCTTGCAGGCTGCCCCCCGGTTGCCGGAAATGGATCACGGCGAGGCACAACACCGGTATTCATCGAGCCGATGGAAACAGGCGACGGTGATGTGGCCTGTCCCGCAATCGGCTGCCGTGTCATCGGTTTGGCTGCCGCGATGCCCGGAGCGGCCGGTTGCGGCTGGCCTGTAGTTGACGGCCCCGGCTGCTGGATTACCCTATAATACAGGTCAGGGTTGTCCATCTTCATGGTTTCCAGGGCTCGTTGCTGCTGTGCCGGGTCGGCAATTCCCATGACGCGGATCGTGGCATTGTCAATATCAGCTTGGCTCGATGCAGGGCCGGTTACACCCGTTGAATTTAACATGCTTCTGGTAATGGATTCGGCATAGGGGTTGGATCCCACCTTTGTTTTGCCTGTTTCCGGATCGGTTTCCTGCACAGTTCCGGAATGGGCGATTGCCTGCCCCATGAGAGACCGCTTCGAGGTCATGTCCGCCACGGCAAATTGTCCCTCATTGGCCTTGATCTGCTTCTGGATTTCCAAGTCACCGGCAACCTTGGTCCGTTCGAGCATTCCCTGGTTTTCCAGGGTCTTTACATCCAGATTGTTCTTGAGAGCGGCCTTGTACTTCTCCCGCTCCAATGTCCGGTTGGCCTCGTTGTCCGATACAGTCGCCTCCAGCTTTTTGTATTCAAGGTCAACTTTGTTTGCCTCAAGCTGTTCCTGGGAGGTAAGCCGCCGCTCCTGCATCTCCTTCATGAAGGCCAGCTTCTTCTCGAAGAGAGGCATAATCATCTCGATTGTTTCTCTTATATTCCTCTGTGAATTCCAGTCCCTGAAAGATCTAGCCATGATGAGCCTCCTTCTGAATCTTCGCTGTCGTGCATTCAATACTCTGTTGCCGGCTTAACAGCTTTGGCCAAAGGGTTGTCCCGTCCCTTCATTTCCGCCTCGATCGCTGTTTTTAAATTCGCCTCCGCCGTCGATAGGGTGACGGTTCCGATCTCCGACACGCACGCACCCATGTACTTGCCTTCCGTTCTCCGCCAATCCACCAGGCCGTGTTCGAAGTCGATGCACAGCACCTTCACCTTCTCTCCGTTGATCATCATCTCCATCGCTACACCTCCATGATGTCGCCCCGGAACAGGAACGCTATAGACCCCGTGAAATTTGCATCCGGGTCAACCACCATCTTGAAATTCGCTCCGTCCGCATACCGATGGGCCAACGCCAGCGACCGCTTTCCCGCCGTCAGACCGCTCGTCAGCGCCACCCAATAGTCGGCGGCGTTCCCGTCTCCGATCATGATGTCCTCGATCACCGACCCCTCGATGTTGACCAGGCACGATTGAATGTAACCGTTTGCCGGAAAAATCGCCTGATTGAAGCCGCCGATGTACTGCGCCTCATGCGTCCCGCTCCATACGCATTTCCAGCGGATCTCGAAGGTCCCCTTCGATCTCTGCAATACTCCGCCGTTGGTCTCCGAGGGCTGAACCAGGTGGCATCCATTTGGCGTGCTGTCGTGCCACTGCATTCCGCTTGGCTGCATCCCCTGGGAATCGTAGCTGGCTATTGCGCCGATCTGTTCGAGTACGATATTTTTTAAATACAACAAGTCATCCGATGGAGATCCCGCGCCGGCGAAAATGATTGAACCGTTTGACATCAGCCATATGACGAGCGTCGGGTTCGTGTAGTAAAATAACTTGGACTTTGTCGTCCACTCGCCAACTACATTCCAATCGTCGCCGGAATTTCCGACCCTGACCCCGTTTACGTTGGTATTCCCCGTGGGGATGAAATAATCCAGGGTGATCTTGTACCAGCTGTGCGGAACCAACGTCGTCCGGCCGATGTAATGAGTCGTCGATGCATCTGCCGACGCATACACACTCAGACAGTCGTTCACGCCTGCTATGCCATCGACATTCGCCGTCCGCGTACACCGCGTTCCATTCCACCCGTCCGTTGCGGACGAAAAATTGCTGGAGTATGTCGGCACGCACGACCCCCACATATCCCAATTACTGACTCCGTTGCATGCCGCCAGCGCAATCTCCGCGATGGACAACGCCCGGTTGAAAAGGAGGCACGCCTTCGACGCGCCGATATACCGTGACCCGGAACCCGACGACACATATAACGGGTCCGTAGTCGTCAGTGTTGAGGGGCTCCCCGCCGTGATCGCCACAGCATTCCCAAGCTGCCCAAGATCAGCAAAGAATATTATTTGCCCGGCGGTGCCTGTGCTCTCCCTCGCTACGGACACTCCCAATACGTGTGTCTCACCTGATTCATAGGCAACCGCCGTCGTGGAATAGTAAGTCGTCCCGTTAATCGTTACATAGAGCTTCAGGTCCGTGTGTATCCCGAATATAATCCCTGTCGTTCCATCATGTTTTTGCAAAAAGATCAGTCCATTACTCCAACTATCCTGCGACCCCTCCCATAAAACCGAGAAATCGAATGCTGACCCTAACGCGAGCGCGGGCCGGTCTATTGTCCGAAACGCCGGCAGTGTCGTGCTACGGCCATGCACGATCCGCTGCCCGCCGTCCCTGCCGAATATCGCTGGATAGATGTTGGCTTCGAATGCAAGTTTTTTCCAAGTCGCCATACCTATTCCTCCAGGTATTTCCGGATCGCCTGCTCCTTCGCCTCATGCAGCAGCAACTCCAGCACGGTGATCACGAAGGGCAAGGGAATTCTGGCTTCGGAAATGTAGGCCACGAAGCGGTTATGAAGGTCCGCCATCTGTTCCTCGATTTCCTCCGGGGTCATTATGCTATCGCCGTACAGATATAAGGTGCGGATTCATCGACTTGGAACACTGTCTTACCCAACACAGGAGTCAGGGCATTCCTTGCTGTCGCGTCAGCCACATTATGAAAGGCCATGTCTGTCGCCTTATGACCGGCAAAGTTCAAGTCCCCGGCCATAGCCACCGTGCCATCCGCCTTGAAATCACCACCTGCCGGTGCCGCCGCCCACTTTACACCGCCCGTTTCATTGGAATCGGCATAAAGCATCTGCCCATCGGCCCCTACTGTCAGTTTGGCAAGTGTTCCATTACCAGTTCCAGTTAGGAGGTCTCCCTTTGCAGTGAATGTTGTTTTCGGAATGACATCATCGTAATACGCAAGCTTCTTCCATGTCCCAGCCATAACGTTTCTCCTTTAATCTTCCGTGCACACATACACGGATTTATCGGTTGATTTGTAATAGACGCCGCCTTCTGCATCCTCCATAGGGAATTCGCGGGGCATTAAGTTGATCTGCTTAAACTCCGCAGGCTCCGCGCATGACTCCCATGCTCCCGTCCCGGCATTGTAACGGATCAGGTCTCCGGTATTTTGCCCCATCGGCAGGTTCCCGGTTCCCCCTTCCTGGGTGATAACCACTTCAACACCACCCAGAGAATCGGGATTGTCCTGGTACTGAAAGTCCTGGGAATAGGTTTCTCCAATGACATTGATCTGCTTGTCAGCCATATTCAGGACGGCATCGGGAGGCCTGATAGCCCACTCCGCTTGTCCTTCGATAATACGATCCAGAACATAAGCAACGTCAGAAACAGTATCGACCCAGATATGGGACCCAACCGGATAATTCGTATCTGTTTCGTGTGGGGCGCAACGCCTCATGCTGTATGCATAGCCTCCCTTGATCAGCCAACTGACATTGTTCACTGCTCTTCCTCCTCACGGTAGAACATGAACGGGACAATCAGATAATCCGTGACGGCACTCCCCCTGGACGGCTCGCCATACTGCTTCTGATCGAGATGATTGAACGCCCTTTCCGCTTTCGTTTTCGTGCTGTTGACCTTCAGGACCGCCACCCGCTCCCCGACTTCATACTGGTGGAAGTCGCTGGCATAGACGGTGATCTCAATCCCGTGATAGAGGATCTTGTATTCATCCCCGGCACCATCATCCGTCCGGTCCTTTTCCAGGGTAATCTCCTTGACGATCCCCGAACTCAGGTTTCCGGTATCGACCCAGTTTCCCGCATAGAGAAAGGGATTGCTCTCCTGAAACCACCAGCAGTGAACCGGGACAGGATATGGCTTGCAGAGGATTCCGACGAATTCCCCCGGAACTGGGAACACATCATCCCGCATGATCCACAGCCGCAGCCAACCCTTGGGCTTCACGTCCCTCCCGCCGTAGGCTTCCGCAGGAATGCCCGCACAATCGATTTCCAGTTGCTGCCCGTAATACCGGTCATCCGAACGCTTATAGCCCTCAATCAGGTAATCCCCATAGCAGTGGGTTTTCGCACTCTCCTTCGGGGGGAACAGTTCCGTCGGCCAGGGGTTGAAAACCTTTTCCTGGGCGTCCGGCCGGTATTGGGGATGCCCCTCCTCATCGCACCAGTTCTCCTGGAAAAATGCGATCTGCTCCATAACGCCGATCTGCCCGATGGGGAATGTCAGGTATCCCACCCAGTCGTTGCCGATGGGCAAGGCCTCTTTCACGGTGGCCTTCATCTTCATCGTGAGACCGTCAACATCAACGTCCCGGTGAACCTGCGTATATCGCGTCCGGTTCGTGTCCCACTGGATCGGGCGGCCCTTTATCCGGATTTCGAAGGCCAGAAGCTGGACGAAATAATCCGCCAGATTGGCCCACTCGTTCCAGCCGGCGATGTGGACAAGCTGGCTCGGGTCCGTCAGTCCAAGCATGGGATAGATGACGTTCCCGTCACTGGTCAGCTTCTCCTGAATGAATTTCAGCCGTTCCGAAACGTAATGGTCGATGGATTCAGACTTGTCCACCCAGGTGAGCAGGTTGACATGGTTGTGCAGATACCAGAGGTCATAGGCCAGGGGGGCGCTTACCGCCAGGGGCTTCCCCGTGCCGGAGCGGGACTTGACGAAATCTCCCGGTTCCAAAACGATGTTTTTCTTATCGTCGGCCTTGACCATCCTGGAGAGCTGCCCGATCAGATTCCCCGTTCCGGCCGCGCCTTTCTGGTGCAGGGCTGTGAGCATATTGTTCAGAGCCGGCCTGTTATCCATTAACCCCACCTGTCGAAATCGCATGGGTCAGTTGAGTGACGATATTGGTCTCCTGCCGTGTGGCCGCCGCGTCGATATTGGCTTCCATGATCCGCTGCGCCGCGTTGAGCTGCGCGTACATGATTCTCTTCGCCGCATCCGTATCAGCTTCGCTGATCCTCCGGTTTGATAAGGCGTGCACCCTTTCAATGCCGGACATATCGAGCCGGTTCGCATTGGCGATGCCGTTCTTCGTGACCTGGTCCTCCAGCTTCCTGACCCGACCTGCAGTCTGAAGCGCAAGCAGGCTTTCCCGCAGATCTCCCATCGTGGTCGCGTGCTCCATCAGGTCTGCCTGGTGGGCAATCTCCGCATCGATAATCGCCTCCCTGGATTCGATGGCGGCAAGCTCCGCTTCCATGGCGGCCAGCTCCGCCCGCGCCGCAGCTACATTGGCGATGGCTACATCAAGCTGGGCCTCCATTGTCGATGTCCTGGCTATCTGGTTCCTGAGCTGGGCGATATCCACCTTCAGGCGCTGCTTCCGCAGTTCCGTTTCGATGAGGTTCATACCCTCCTGAACAATGGCTGTCTGAATCTTCGCAATCTCGATGGCGCTTCTGATAATTTTCAGGTCCATCTCCGCCAGCCGGATTTCCTTCTCGGTCTTTTCGATCTCCACGAGGCTGAGGGACATTTCTTCGATAGCGATTTGCGATTGCAGCTCGGCAATCCTGGCTTCGGTCCTTTTCTCCTCTGCGGAAAGCCTTAACTGAAGGGTGGCCAGCGCGGCCCGGTCCGCTTCGAGGGCTTCCATCTTGGCGTCCCACTCGGCTTCCTCCGCCTGCCGTTTCAGTTCCCGGACGGCCAGCTTCTGATCGTTCATCAGCACATCGATTCCTGCAAGGTACCGCTTGGCGACAATGGAATTCAGGACTATCGTCTCCTGCGTATCCAGTTCAGCGATCTTGCTGTTGTATTCATCCAGCAGATTCTCCAGGCTCGTCGCCTCGATATCGGCCAGATAATTGTGCATGTTCCGGTATGCCCCGGAATAAAGGCCATAAACCAGACCCCGCTCGGCTTTCTGTTCTGCGTTGAACGCCGCCGAATAAATGAAGGCCGGCCAGATTTTCTGCTCCCTCGCCTGCGCTCTCTGAAAAGCCTGAGTCGTCATGAAATACGCTCCTACATGCTGAGAAGATGGGTCAGGGCTGCGGTCACTTTGGTGTTTTTTTCCAGATCCACGATCGTTTCAATCTCTTCCACCCGATAATCCGTCTCCTCAGCTATCTGGTGTATCCGTATCCACGCCCGGTCATCGGCCGCCGTCGTCTGCGTGTCCTCATTGATAACAACGATCCCCTCTTTCCCGGCGACGACCGCCTCATTCGTCGCCTTGTCTGAATCATTGATTTCCCGGTCGGTGGATTTCTCTTCGGCATTGAGCGTCATTTGAGAATCGAGCTGCGCTTCCATCACGTCCTCATCCGCGCCATGCCTGACGTTTTCCGTGTCGATCCGGGCCAGGAGAAGCTCCAGGTTTTTCTCCTCGATGGACTTCCTGGCATTGGCCTCCTCGACGCGGATCCCCGCCTTCTGGACGGAAATGCCCGCGTCAAGTATCCTCTGCCCGGCAATGTCCAGTTCGATTTCCGTCTGTTTGTCCAGCTCCTTGCCGTACTCTTCCGTTTGGGTGGTCAGTTCGGCGAGATACGGAACCAGTTCCTCCTTCTTGGCTGCGGTTGCCTGAACGACCGTTAGCAGCTCCTGTTCAACGGGAATCTTGCCGAGTTCACTGGCCAGAAGCTCCTGCTCCTTGATGACGATCTGCTCCAGGATAGGGATGATCTCCAGCTTCTTTTGCGCCGTCAGGAGTTTCTGGTTGGCCAGGGTGACTTCATAATCCGCGGTATCGTCAGCCAGGGCAGCGATTCGGCTTCTCAGGGATTCCGCCTGCATTTCGATCTCGGTCTTGGCCGTCAGAAGGATCGTGCCCCGGCTTGCCGTCTCGATTTCCAGCCGCGAAAGGGCCGCTTCCTTTCCGGCCATGTCCATCTTGATTCCGGCCAGTTCCGCTTCCCAGGAATCCATGAGTTCCTGCTTGCGAAGCTCCCAGGCCATGAGGAGATTCCGGTAACTCAGATCATAGGCGAGCCCGGCCTGTTTCAGTTCCCTCTCAATAGTCTCCTGCAGGATTGCGAAGTTGATGTCGGAGAGCTTCCTTTTGGCGTCCGTCTCCAGGTCATTCTCGATGTCATAGAGGAACCCGGGCATCTGCAGGAACCCCCTGCCGGCCACGGCGGATAACACGGCCGTGCGCCCCTTGACATATTCCCGCATGACGGCGCCTTTTTCGCGGAACCACTTAGAATCTTCCCGTATCTGATCGCTCATTTACTTTTCCTCAAAACTGAAATCCTTGAAGGATTTCATGAAACCCTTCTTCGTTTTCAGTTATCTCACCAGGGCCACCGGCAAAATCCTGATGAAATCCAGTTCATCAAAGTTGGCTATTGAGAGCTTCCACTTCTTTCCTGAAATCTCCCGGTCGGACCCAACTTCGCCATAACTGTCAATGGCGTATGCCTTCCGGGTCCCGTCTTCCACTTCCAGGACCAGCGCCGGGGATGTCCCCGTGATCCCAAGCCATGCCCTGCGGAGTTTCTTGCTGTCCGGTATGCCGAAGGTCGTCTGGGGCATCACGACGCCCGTCTGAATGACCGTCCCGGCGTCCGTGCCGCCGGCCAGCTCGTAAATCCCGGTCGCATTGGCCCCATACGTCTTGCCCTCAAACGTGCAATAGGAATTGAAGTCAAATCCGGAATAGACGGAAGGCAGGAACTTCGGGGTGTTGAGGACGTAGCATTCGTAGAGTTCGCCTTCGATCTCCACGAGAACGTTCAGGGAAATTGATTCCTGGACAATGGTGAAGGCAAGGAGCCCACTGCCTGCGGCATCGCCGATAAACAGCGCGTCAGAGACGGCCTTGCTTGCATAATTGCCGCTGGCGGAGGCGTCGGAGAATTTCAGGGAATCATCAGTCAGTGCGGACAGGAAGGCGGCCAGGGCCGCACTGGTATCGATGGCGGTCAATGTTTCCTCCACGAGCCTATCGAAAGCCCGCGAAGGCGCATCCGCAAGAAGAAAGGCGTCCGCCGCGCCCTTCTTGAACTTCCCGACAGCGGAAGCCAGATCTGTGAAGCGCATGTATTCCAGAAGTCTCAACAGGAACCGCAGCGAGACGGAATCGGCAAGGTCAATGGTCTCTGCCAGGGAGCGGTTGACAACCTTTGCACCGCCGGGAAGATCATAGAGGCTCAATCTCTCTTCAGGAACCACCTGCTGGCCTTTCCATTTGTTCACGTGGTTGTCGATCAGCCAGAGCCAGTCGGAAATCGAAACGCCCATAAGGGTCGCCCCTGAATCCGCAAGCGCGAGAGAGTCGGCTATGCTTTGAGCCCAGGAGGGCAAGGGGGTGTCGTAGATGAAAATAGTGTCCAGCTGGGACAAACTGAATATGCTTGTATAGGAGCCCGAATCCGCCAGGACCGCATTTTCCTCTATAACATTGGGGAATATAAGCCCCTGAGTCCCCTCGTCAGCAAAGCTGAGGCTTTCCTCAAGCTCATCCTCCCATATGGAATAGAACGCATCGGCAAAATCAATTGGCTCTTCAATAGTCGCCCATTCGTGGGAAAAGCGGTCTGCAATTCCAAGGAGGTCTTCTATGGTTTCAGCGAAATAACGAATTTCATCGGCCAGAACCAGGGATTCCCCTATGGTTTCTTCGTAGGCACCTCCAGACGCTTCCTCCTCACTGCCCCAGCTCCCGAACGCAGGTGCGGTTGACCTCCAATTGCTGACTATAAAATTGTCAAACCATCCATCTTCTCCGGTCACATTGGAGCCGCGCATTAAGATCAGATTTTCTCGGGCTGTTCCCGAGGCCATTATAGCCCCTGATTTAATAAGCGAATCATTCCTGTAGATATCGAACGTCCCCGCCGTGAAATTGATATTACAAATCCCCAGCAAATTCCACGCGCCGCCTCCTATGTAATACCCCGTTTCAACCCAGTCTGTCCCATCGAAATACTGGATCTGCTCTGTGTTGTCCGTTCGGAGATTGATGAAATATGATCCATTGCCATGAGACAGTTGCAAGTTCGTTGATGCGTCTTCCTTATACCACCTCCAGCGGATTGCATACGTCCCATCTGCTGCCAACTGGGAAATTGTCGTATCCGGGTATGCCGACGAAGAACCAACGAGCAACGCCGCTCGACTGCCCGTATATCCCGGCAAATCCCCTATATCCTGCTCCGTCGAGATATGCACATGCGGAACAGTCTCAGTCCATGCCCCCCCTATCGTGTCTCCATCGGAACCTCGTTCAAAATCATCGAACGTGATGAACGTATCAGCCCCGCTGCTCACAGAAGACGCGCCACTGTTCCCGTAATACATGTAGAACGTGGTCGCAGAGGTTCCGATGGAATCGAACTCGATCCACACCGTCGCAAGCTGGTTTGGCGTTGTCCCTGAAATGGACTCAATCCAATAATCCAGGAGAGTGACCCCGTCCGATGCCGTGAAGCGCAGGTCATTGAAAGATGCGAGGCAATGCCCGCCGCAATCCACGTCCTCGCCGGAAGCCCCGGAAGACTCGCCAACCAGCAGTTTCATCTGGTAGTTGGTGACTGCCCCCGATGCGCGGGAGATTGTAACGCTCTTTCGATATGTCCAGCCTGTCAGCCAGCCCATGTATTTTTACCTTACTAATTCCAGTATTTAGCCAACCTAAATCTCATGCGTCGCACTACCGTAAATGTACCCGTTATACACATTCACAGAATGATACGTGTACGTCTCTGGTGGATCTCCGAATACCTTTGTCATGACTCCAGAGTACTCAAGTGTTAACGCCACCTGCGCGTTACCGGCGCCATGAACAGCGCCGGCGCCGCTTGTCAGATGGTAGCCGGTACTGATCCATGTGTCGTTGATGCCACCATCATTCGTTCTAACCGAAATCTCGCAACCCTCTCCATCAAAAGCAAGGACTCCAAGCGGCCCACTGAAATCATAACCAACAGAACCACTGACGCTAAAATAAGCCCTGAACGGTTCCGAGCATTCCACATTTAGTGTCGCCTGGACGGGGGACGAAAAATCGTCAAACTCACCAAGGCCTTCGCCTGTCACCTTGAAAAATGGGATCGTGTCAGCATATTCCCCGGGCTTAATTAAATCCCCCGGCTGAAGCTTATCCGCCGATTTGAATCGGTGTGGATATTGCGTGCCTATGCCGTGAGTGCAGCCGTAACTGAACCAGTAGCCATCCTGGTCCTTTCCGTCAGCCGGATCAACGAACGTCACCGCCCACTTGCCATTTCCGAGATGGTTCGCTGATGTGTCAACAGATTGTCCGGATGAGTTACAAGCATCAATCCACACCCCCAACGCATCCGTGGCCAACGCGCCATCCGCGCGCGTCAATGTGAACACGAACCCGCACGCCCTCACCCCATCCACATGGGCAACCACCCGCGCAACGCTCCGATCGTGCTTCACCTGAACGATGACCGAATCCTCTTCAGCAAACCCCGCCGCCGCCCCCTCGATCGCTCCGTTGTCACGCAACGGCGAATCGGGCTGTCAGTGGTAGAACAGCAGGGCGGACATGACAGACCCGTCCACTTCCACGGTGCATGTGTCGGTGGACGGGTCAATCGACTTGATGGATCCCTGAAGGAACTCGTAATCTTGAATGTCCCCGATGGTGGGGAAGTTGATCCTGGGCATCCGGAACGCCTTAACTCGTGGTGCAGGTTATGGCGTAGGTCACCGCGAGCTCATCATCCGCGATAACCGCCCTGGAGGACGCAAACCGCTTGGCGCACATGAGCTTTCCCGACGTGGCCGTCTTGGCCGCCGCGTCTCCCAGGAAGGCGCCGTAGACAGTGATGGAAGCTGCAATGACAAAGGTCGCCTTGCTTGCCGCATTCGTGCAGGTTGCCGTCGAGGTGGAGGCAATCGTGTATGCCGGCTTGTTCGTCGCCGGGGAATCGTAATCCGAATCCTGGCATTCCCCGTATGTTCCCGCAGCTCCAAGCTTTGTCGCCGCAGTATCGCCGACAGCAGGCGTGACATCGTTCTTGAAGATCCCGACGTACCAGATCGCCGCTCCGGTCTTGGAGGTTGTGCCGAAGATGATGTTCAGCAGATAGGCCATGCCTTCCGTGGTGAACGTGTTGTGCTCCGGCTCCCAGGCGTCCCAGAGCACCTTATCCTTCCTGGTGTGCTTCACATGGACATTGCCGATAAAGCGCAGACCGGATTCCTGCCGGTGTCTGGCCATGTACTTCAGTTCCGCGTCATCCCTGAAAACGTTCAAATCTACAGGTATTTGATTCATGCTTTCTCTCCTTTTTTAAATTTCTGATCCGCCGCGTGTCTGAAGAACTGCCACGCTGTCGGCAAAATCCCCGGCGCTTTCCACGCCCTTATGCCAGCCGCAGATCGCCACATCCGAAAACCCTGCATGGCTCCCCTGGGTCTTCCGTGTTGCTTCCGACTGGACCACTTTCCCCGCCTCCAGCGCCGCCACCGTCTCGGCATCAGAAGACCCGAATCCGCTTTGCTTGAAGCTTGTCAAAATCTGAATCGCTCCGTTCACATCCCGATACAGGGAAGCCCCGTGATCCGGAGTGCCCATTCTCAGCTTGTTTTTGGTGAGATTGAATAGACGCCCCGCTGTATTTCCGGCGACGAATCCGTCTTCCGACAGCCAGACAGGGACATTGCTGATAACCTTCTGTTCCGTGCCCATGATGTCCGCCAGATAGGGCATGTTGTTGCAGTAGGCCAGCGTTCCCCTGACCGCCCCTGCGCCGATTTCCATCTGCGCCATCTTGGAGGGCTCCGTTCCGGCCAGAAAGAAGGTCTTATGCTTGAGACCGATGAACATCCCCGTGGCGACCTGGGCAATCAGGGTGACATCATCCTCGAAATCGAACCGGTTCGAGGTGAGTTTGAACCAGCCGAACCGGAATGGCTCGCTGTAATAGACCGTCGGCCCGCTCGATCCCCAGATCCGTCCGTAGGCATAGGCGAGGTTCTCCAGGAACGGAGGAGGCCCGCAGAGAAAGGAAGGAAGCGGCTCCGCAAGGGGAAGCTCGGTAATGAAATTCACCTCCCCGGCCCGGAAGAAGCTGCTCTCGTTGGCGTCCGTCATCCAGACCACCGCACCCGTAGGCCGGTTATGGAGCTGAATCCCACCGGCAGCCGCCAGGGTGATCATGCTGATCGGACCGTTGCCGGACATTTCCCCGCCCACATGGTTCGTGTAGCAAACGGCATATGTTCCGGCAGGAAGGCTGCCCGTTGTCGACGACATCATCGGTCCCGGGGGAGGCGTCACGCCCCAGGCCGAAAGGGTATTGTCGGCAGGATTGAAAATCCCCTTCCAGTAGGGATTGGAGGCGTAGATCCGGCCTTCCACTTCCAGGTAGCTTACGGGAGCCGCCGGACCGTCCACAACCACGCTCCCGATCTTCACCGCTGCGCCCTGGACAATCCGGTAGAGACGGCCATTGGCGACGCACATCATGGCCGAATTGCAGGCCCAGAGACTGTGAGCGCCGGGCAGTGTGATCCGAAGCGTCCGCCCTGCCCTCTTCACCAGCCGCCCCTGCAGGTCCACATCCGCATTCAGGATGATCCGGGGTTCCACAATGCCGTTTTCGGCATCGATGAAAAAGCCCTCTGACGTTTTCACGTTGTTCATCCCGGCGAACCGGACGGCAGCTATCGGTTTCAGCGGTTTTGCCATGGCTTAGAACCAAATCGGCGCTTTTGTGACCTGATAATAAGGCTTCGGCGCCTTCGGATAGAACGCCTGAAGCATCTGCGCGGCCTGCCCGTAGAATTGGGAATACTTGGCCGTGTTCGGCAACTGCCCGTCGATTCCCTCCTCCACCTGGGCGAATATTTCCTTGGCCAGATAGTTGACCATCAGAGGCTTCCGCAGGTGTGCGGGGACCCAGGACGGCAGGCCATCGCCCAGGGTGACGGCATCCGGATTCCGGTAATACCAGAGGGTGATATCCTCGTCCTCTTCGACGAAAGGCGCGAAGAAGAGGTCCTGGAAATGCGCCGTGACCATCCGGACGTTCCCGGTCTCTTCCGGGTCATACCGGGCGATCAGGCTCTTGAGGTTCTCGCAGAGGATCAGGCCGTTGGGATATTCTTCCGTCGTGGCCAGATAGAGATCATGAGAGAAGTCGGCCGGCAAGGCCACATGGCCGCCATCACCCGAGGTTGCCGTGACCGTATCGCTGGCGGAGAGTCCGGGAATTGCCAGCACCGCCGCAATTTCCTGAAGCCCCATGTTGATCCGTGCCACCATCCAGAGATCATCAAAGGATTCATCCCTGGTGATATTCCGAGCTTCGGTGATGACATCATCGACGTTCATGCCGCTTCCCCTATCTACTGGCCACTCCCTTTGATTTATCCAGCGACCGCCAGCCCGCCATCCCCAGCATTCCAACAAGAAGCTGGATCAGCAGGCTTGAATCAATCGACGGAGGGGCGGCCGCATGGCACAAACCGGAAATCCACCCGAAGATCGGCTGCAGGATAAACGAGTAAGCCATACCTGCCACACAGACCCACATGGCCGCAGGCCGCCCGCCGCTGACAAAGACTGAGCCGCTTGATGCTTCGACCGCATTCACCTTGATCTGCTCCAGGGCAAGCTGAAAATCCTGGTCAAGCTGCTTGAACTCCCCCTGCTGCTGGAGCCTCAGCATTTCCAGCTTGGCTTTGTCCGCTGCGTCCTTGTCGGGAAATATTTTGTCCAGGACCTTCCCTGTCAGTTCAAACAAACTTCCAAGCCCCGTAATGTCCATGCCCTAACCCTCCCTCAGCATCGAGCAAACAGTCTTTGCCCGGCCCTTGACCTGTCTGTACCACTTGGTTTTAACCAGATTGTCCGCGGCCCCGGTCCAATTGTTGGAATTGATCAACAGGTTGGTGATCTTGAAGGATCGAAGCGTCCGGTATCCCATGTTGAACATCATATCGATCAGGGCGTTCTGCCGTGCTTCCGAGAATTCCTTGAACCTCGGGTACAGCTTTTCACAACCGCTCCTGGCTGCGGCAATGTCCCGCTCCAGAAGCTGGTCGGCCATCTCATCGGTAATTCTGCCGTGATGATCGAGATATTCAGCCATTCCCTCAGGTAATGGATTCGCGTCGTAGTTATGACCAACGCCGATAGTCCGGAATCCTGCGGGGCATTTGTAAGGTTTCAGCTTATAGCCTTCGTGACGTTTCAACTGTTTTTTTAAATCCATCTCTTACCTGCCTGTTACTACGATGATATTTTGATTCCCAATGTGGCAAGCGCCCCGCCGATCAATCCTCCGACAAACGCCAGGCTGCTTCGGAACCAATGCTTGCTTTCCAATTCATCGAGCCGCTGGTTCAGGCCGGTTAGAGCGCTGTAGGTGTACCATCCTTGCTGTTCCGGAGTCGCCCGCTCCCAGTCTTTTTCAGTGAGTCGGAATAATTGACGTTCACTCATATGGCCCTCCGGCTAGGAGCACTGCGTTACGCAGCTTTTCTTTTGCTGTTTCTGGCTGGTTTTTGATTCATGTCCGTTTGACCGGCCAGCTCCCCCATGGGGATACGCAGTTCCGGCGATTCAGCCGCAGGGGGATCCACAGCTTGAGGGGGAAGATATTCCTGGTAGCTTGCGCTCTTCAGCATCCAGCGGATGTGTTCCTGGTTGTGGACCTCGCACACCATGTCACCCTGCTCGTTTCTGGCGAACTTATAGCGCCTGCCTTCGAGCTTAACGATCTGCGAGTCACCTTCCCGATTGACCAAGCATTGGATCAGCATTTGACGCCCCCAACAGCAGTCTGAAGCAAGAATCCAAGGAGGAACCAAATCTTGTCCTTGATCTTACGGAGGCAGATCTCTTCCCCCATTTTCTCATCATAGTTTGCAGGATCGACACAGGCCGAGGATTCGACGATCTCAAAACCATTAACCAGAACGGCACGGACACATGTTGTTTTCTCTCCCAGGGTAGAAACGTGAACCTCTTTAATGAAGCCGTCCACCATCTCCTGAGAAATAGAACATCCGCTTTTCAGTGCCGGATTCGGATTGACTTTCATGTAGGCGCTTTCAAAGACACCCTTGGGCGACCAGCTTTCATAGCCGTCGGGATAACGAACTTTATAGCCCTCTTCGACAGGTTCCATACTTCTGGGAATAGGATCGTTAGCCTCATAAACTTTGCCGCCTTTTCTAATTGCCGGTACCGCATCAATCAGCTTTACCCCAATGTACTTATCCATCTTTCTTCCTCCCTGAGTTTGTGGTCAAAGCAGGGGCTTGCCTCAGGAGGAAGCGCACCCCCGCCCGGCCGTTAAAAATTATTCTCCGTATTCAGCGGCGCGATACTTCAGCACGCCCCGCATGGTTCCGGCCTGAAGTGGAACGGCAGTCACTCCGCCGGCCAGGGTGCCCGTCCCGCTCACGGTCAGGTGATCAGACGACTTAGTCAGCGCGATGGAGTTTCCGCCCGCTCCTGCTGTAAGAGCCTGAACTGTCTGGACGGTATCCGTGTTCGTGGTAGCCTCGACTGTCGGATGCGCTGCCGCAATCTTGTACTTGACGTCGTCGTTGGTCGCCGGGTCAGTCCGATTGATCGCCAGTTTCAGGTTATCCAGGGTTTCCGCTGCTGTTGACCCGATCAGAACTTCGCCTTCCGTCGGAGTAAGCGTGGTTTTGAATGTGTAGGTCGTCGTACCGATAGTCACCGAGTTGGTATCGGAGACGTTGGTTCCGTCGGATGTGATGGTGCCCTGCGCCTTAACCGCCGCAACGCCGCCCGCCGTAATTTTGGCCGCGATGATGCGGTCCTCGTCATCGGGTTCGACAATGGGGAACGCGGCGGCCTGCGCCCTGCCCCCTGCCCTGCCTACCGTGGAATCCGTAAGAATCAGGGTTCCCGCAGCCAGATCATCCTGGTCGTCATTGAGAACGCCCACCGAAATCGCCAGTGCTGTGCCGGTGTCCAGATCATCCGTGAACAGGTCGAAATCAACAGGGATGCAGTTGGCAGGCAGGACGGCCAGACCGATCAGATCCCCGGCATCCATGTCGGCTGCTTCCAATTCAATGACCCCGTCAGAGACATAGACTTTTCCCGCTTCCTGCGGAGACACCACCGGACGGCTCTCATGAATCGCCGGTGCTGCAATGTAATCAGCCATGATAATTCCTCCTCCTTAACCGCCGTATTCAGCGGCGCGATAGGTCAGAATGCCGCGAATCGTGCCCGCCACGCCCGTGCCTGCAGCAGTGATATGAACGCCGAAGAGCTTCTCCGCGGTGAGGGGCGCAACGATCGGGAACAGTGTCGCCCGGGCCACGCCACCGGCCTGCATCTCCGTCGATTGGCTGATGTAGTCCTGGTCGATATCGTCCCCCGCGTCATTGATCCCGCCGGCATCAAAGACATGGCTGGTTGCACTGTCCAGGTCATCCACGATCACCGTGTAATCCAGGGGAATGCAGCCGGGAGGAAGTACGCAGAGGGCTATCGTGGCCTCATCAATGTTATCCGCAGCCGCAATCTCATAAGTGCCGTCCGAGACGAACACCTCCCCGACAGCCGCCGGATATACAGCGGGACGGGCTCCATTTACATTTTCCGATTTTAAAAGAGACATGATGTGCTCCTTATGACTTGATAGGTTGAAGGATCAGGCGGAGTCCATCGAACCCCGCCCTTGCCCTGTTTTATTGCTGGTTACGCCTTGGGATTCTTGGCCGCCGTGTCAATCGCCATGGCGCCGAAGTCCAGGCTGTTGAACGTGACCTTGGAAATTCCAAAAATCGAATGGGTGGTGATCACGGCCTGGTTGCCGTTGTCCCGTGTTTCCTCGTGCCAGCCGAACCGCAGGCCGGTGCCGGAAGTGCCGAAGGCCAGGACAGCGGCCTGAACCCCCATGAAAATCGCCCGCGCAGCTTCCACATCATGACCAGATCCATAGTCGTTGAACCGGATCACGGCCTGATGCTCATGGAGAACGACGTTGTTGTACATCCCGAGCCCGCCCTGGAAGATCTTCGACTTTCTGCCTTCCGCCGCGGCCGCAGCCTTCTGGATGTCCAGCCACTGCCCCGACGTGCCGCTGGTCCGCAGGTCGAAAACCTGCCAGGGATTCAGAACCTGGACGTAGTGGGATTCGCCGTTGATGAGGATCGGCTGAATCTTGGGCACTCCCTGGGTCCCGCCGCCCATCATGGAGGCCACGGCGACAGCCTGATCGATATAGGTCAGGGTCATCTTGTCGTTAGCCGACATTCCTATCTTGGTTCCGGCAGTCCCGGCGTAAATGATATGTTCGGAATCGGGAGCCGACAGGGCGTTTCCCGCAAAGCCGGTGTAACTGGTGGGGAAAATGAAATCCGCATTGATCCCCCGGGCTCCGGAGAGGTACATGAAGAACAGTTCATCGAACACCCGGGACCACCATTCACCCTGGCGCTTCCGGGCAACCTTCCGCAGGTCGTGGACGGTTCTCTTGCGCGACATTCTGCCGCCGGTATTGACGCCGCCCCGCATCTGATCGATCTGTACGGAGTCTGTGTAGAACTTCAGGTCTTCCTCTTTTCCTTCGAGAGGGCTGTCCCCTTCCACCGGCTGCATTTTGAGCTGCATGGAAAGGTCGAAAGATACGGTGTCGCCCGCCTCGCTCTCCAGTTCCTTGATGAGATGTATGGGCATGGAGCTGTCCGGCGTACCCATGAACTTCCGGGTGAAATAGGAATCCCGTTCCACGTCCGCCGCCAGAAAAGCCGAGTATTTCTTCACCGCCTTGGGGTCATTCAACCCGATAATGGTCTGTGCCATTTGAAAACCTCCTCAAAATGTGATGTTCAAAAGTTTGCTGGTATCCTTCCCCCCATCACTTCCTGCGGTACAGGCCGGCTGTGTTTGAACCGGAACGTGGGATTGCGCTCATGCGCTGATTATCCTTTAACCCCTGCGGGCGTATGCCTCGCGTTCGCTGTCGCTCAGCTTCCCAATCGCAACTTCGAATGCCTCTCCTTCCAGCCTATCCAGGGCGTCGAACCGGTCTCCTGATTCGTCTTCCTGTGACTTCGGCATGTTGCGGAGAGAAATCCCGTCTCTGCCTTTCCCGGCTTCCTTTTTTTTCGCGGCCGCCAGGGCAGCCTTCCCGGCATCTCCCTGGTCATCTTTTCCGCCCTCGCCCTTTTTCATTCCCAGGGATTCCTCAACGGTCTCCTTGGCCTTAAGGAGAACCTGCCGGTCGGACATCGCCTTCCCCTCGTCGGTCGCCAGCAGACTGTTGACGGCATGGACATAAGCGGCATTCAGGATGGAGTTCTCGATGTAGTCCCTGTTCTCGGAAAAGAACTCCCGCTGGGCCGCCTTCCAGTTATTCTCGACAGTCTGGGCGGCAACCTGCCTGTTGATGTCCTCGTACATCTCCAGCCGGAACTTGGCCTGATTCAGGGCGTCACGCTGGGCGTTGTAGTCCTTCAGGGAGATGTCCCCCTCTTCGAACTGTTCATCGAGCTTGTTCAGCTCTGCTGACAGCTCCTCGATGGTTTTGCCATCAGCTCCGGGATTCAGCTTGAAAATGGGATCGACAGGCGGCCCAGAAGGTTCTTCCTTTTGATCCTCTTCCCTCTGGTCAGCATCGTTGTCGTCGCCCTCTTTCTCGCCTTCTTCGGCGCCAGTGTCGCTTTTGTCCGTTTCTTCTCCGTCCTCTCCGCCTTCTTCGGGTTCTCCGGCTTCTCCTTCATTGGATCGAGGACTTTCCTCGCCTTCCTCTTCCAGAGCGGCCCTTTCTTCCTCGCTGAGATTTTCAAGTTGCTCATCCGTAAAACCGTCCATTGCTTTCCCCTTCCTCCTGTGTTTTTGTGCTGACAGGGCAATAAAAAAGAGGCACATCGATGTGTCGGCACCGACATGCCCCCTTTTTATTCTCTTTGTCATCCCCGGTTGATCAGACCTCGGATGAACCCATTACATCAAAATTGCATTTGTGACATTATCCTACGGAGTGGGCAACCTGGTGCATTTCCCCTAGATTGCCCGGGAGGGTACTATAGCCTTCGTACCCAGCCCACTCTTCTCCTTATCTTCTTTTTCAGTCCGCTTTCCGGTTATTTGACTTCAACCCCCGTTCCGTACTGCCTCGCTGTCCCTTGGCCCGCTTCACTGGAGCACTGTCCCCGCTCACGCCATCTCCCTCTTTCTGCTGGATCTCCATCATCCTGCGTCCATGCTCAGCCGTCTCAATCGCATTCAGGGTCTGGGCTCGCTCAATCTTGAGCTTCTCCTGGTCGTACCCGACGCCGGCCACCGCCACCCTCTGGTTGACCATTTCCGTGCCGATCTTGGCCTGTACCAGCCGGGCCTCAGCTTCCAACTTCGCCACCTTGGCCTGTTCACCCGCCAGCTGGGTCTGAAGGATCTGGTTCTGGGTCTCCATCTGCTGCTGTTTCGCCGCTTCCGCCGGGTCAACTTCCGGAGCCGCATCCGGATCATCCTTGGCATCCGGGTCTTTCTGGCCGTTGATCTGCCTGATCCGGTCAACAAACTTCTCTTTTCCTGGCAGGTCGGACAGGTCGAACACCAAATCGAGGAGCTGGATCGCCAATTCCGGGGGGAATTTGGTGATCATCTCGCTCAAGGTTTCAAACATCGCCCGCCGGATCGTGGCGCTGTAATCCTGCTCGGAAACGACAAAATCGGCCTGGCTTGCCGTAATGTCGTTGAGCCCATCCATGCCGTTCACCTGGACGAATTCAGGGGCATTGCCATCGCCGACGATCCGGAATGACTTCTCCTCGGTCCAATACTGCTCCATCAGGGACAGTTGGATCTCTCCGGACAGCTGGAAGGCCAGCCGGTAATTATCGAAGAGGTCCTGGGTGACAACCTGCCCCTGCTCCTGCCGGTTCTGGATCGCCACGCCGGACACCGCATTGGTCTGACGGGCCATCAGCTCGTCAGTGACGCCGGACGTATTCTGGATGTACCGTTCATCCTGGGCCATCAGCTCGATGTGTTCCCGGGCAAGACTGCGGTCATTCTCATCCCTGATCGCTTGGATCCGGTCCTTCTTCATGATGGTGACGCCGTCGGGCCTCTGCCTGGAATCATAGAATTCATTCAGGGTGCCGACAAATGCGTCTTCCTCGACAATGGTCTTGTTGCTGTTGAGGATATACAGGGCCTTGGAGCGCCGCTTGTTCAGGTCCCGTTGCGGGTCTCTGAGATTGCGGACCATGCCGTAAGGGGCGTTGTCCTTTTTCCGCCGGAATCCCCATATCGGCACCAGCGAGAAGCGGTTATGGCGGTATGGAGAAATGGTCTCGTAGAGCACGTAACTGCCGCAGAAGATCATCTGCCGCATTTCCATCCGGATCGTGTCGACAGGGGCGCCGAGTCCCTGAGCCATCATCTCCGCATGATCGGGATCCTCCTGGTTAAACTCTACGCCGTTCAGGGTGCCCAGCTCCTTGCCGCGCAGGACCTTCTTCCGGGCAGGGAGCTTGTACCATGCCTCGACGAGGAACACCCGGCTGCGCTTGGACTCGCTTGCCTCCCCCGCAAAGGAGTAAAAGCCGGTCCGCAGGGTATCCGTGTTGTACCCATCCTCGTTTTGGGAGATATCTTCCAGATCGAAAGAAGGATCTCCGAACAACGTCCCGGCATCCTCATTGGCCGCCGCATGGATCACATCGGCACGGTCGGGGAAATAGGCAATGGCGATATCTTCGTCCACCCACTTGCCCCGGAACACATACCGGGCATCGGAATAATCGGGCTCGACAGACAGCGAGTCGTACCAGACGTTCCGCCAGTCCTCATAACGGACCTGGATCGGCTCGTCTTCCGGGTCCCCGGAAATGCCATGGTCCAGCCAGCCGACGCCGGAAATGACGGCATCGTAGAACGCCCTCGATCTCTTGAATCCGGTGCGGTTGACATCGGACAAATATTTGATCCCGTTGGTCTTGGCCTCCGCCGCCGGTGCGTCCTCCTCACCGCGAGGCATGACCCGGTAATCGATCCGGAGCTTCTTTTCGGTGCCCAGCACCCAATCGACCGTGGGCTTCACCTGATTGAACACCAGGGCCTCCTGCAGGCGCTCGCGGAGGGCCGCAATTTCCTCCGCCGTCCACTGGCCCGGGCCATCATAGATCTCATGGTCCCGCATGGCCTCGGCACGAACATCCGCCTGCTTGATTCTCTCCTGCATCCACCAGTCGTAAACCCGGTTGAAGCGTTTCCGCACATCGGCCTTGTCCAGGGGATGTTCACCCTTGGGCGGCTTGGGCAGCCCCAGTTCCTCAAGCTCGTCCATAACCTGGAACTCCCTGGGCTCATGCTGCTCAATAATCCGTATGTTCTCGATCCCGGCCATCGGCTATCCTTGGTGAATGATGCTCATGCCTTCCATATTGAGAGGTTTCGGGGCTTCAACGTCAAAGATCGGCTCCACGCCCTCGACCGTGCTTTCATCCCGTGGAACCATCTTGATCAGGTCATCGATCCCATCCATTATCACGTTGGCGAGTTGGACCATCTGCTTCACGAATGAATGCCGATCCTGGGCGACCTGGTATCCCAGCACGGTGAGAATCTTAGCCGTCTGCGCCGGCCAGAATTCGCCGAAATGCGGATTGTGATCCTCGCTGTATTTCCATAGGTCATCCAGCTTGATGATGAATCCGGCGCTCTTCTCATGCCGCACTGTCGGAATGATAAACAAGGCAGGTTTCCCCTCGTGATATCCAAAACGACGTTCCGCTATTGCCATGTCACACCGCCATCGCGTTTCTTGGTAGGATCCTGGCCAGCTTGGACCAGGAGTTGCCCTTGGTTTTTTCCGCATACCCGACGGCAAACGTCCGGAATGCATCCGCGCCGTGAGAACAATAATCGTGGAGCGGGGTATTGCTCAGGACCTTTTTCTCTTCGTTGTACTCGGCCTTGTAGCCTTCCAGGGCCGAAATCCCCTGAGCGCACTTGGCCTCATCGAACCAGCACTGCGAGAGGATGTTCCGGCATGCCTCGATCCCCATCATCACCGCGTCTGTGTTGCGCGCCCGCTGGACAATCTTTACAGGACGAATCCCCAACTCCTCGGCCACCTCCGCCCGGGATTTCGCGTTCTCGCCGCTGCTCATTTCCCGGACAGCCGCATCGTGGGGCATGTAGTGATCGCCGTAGACATAGGGCTTTTCCTTCAGGACCTTGGCGTAGTGGGCCAGGCCCATGCCGGAGTTCTCGTAGTAGTCGATGAACCGGAATTCCTTCCCGACCTGTTGCAGAAACCAGATCGTCATGGAGTCATCCACGCCCAGATCCCAGAAGGTATAGACCTCGGAGCCCGCCGCATGTGGAACGCGGGTGATTCGGCCATCCTTCCGGGCCTGCAGCATCTGCTTGGCGTAGTAGGCTCCCAGGATCGCGCCCTGGAACGAACAGAAATATTCCTGCTGGAACATCGCATCGCCGATTTCGGGGCCGAATGTTCCGATCAGCTCCATCCGGATCTCTTCCAGGCGCAGGGCAGTGAAAACAGGCGTCTTGTCTGCGGGAAGAATCTGACAGAACCAGCCGGGGGTGATGCGGGCGAAATCGACCAGCTTTTTGAAATGGTTGTCGCCGCGAGAGGTGGAAATGAAAGCCGCCCAGCCACCGTTTTCTTCCAGGATCGGGGAGAGGTAGGCCCAGCAACGGGGATCGCTCAGGGCGTATTCGGAAAAAACAATCCCGATCGGCGGAGAGCCGACCAGGGCGTCGAAATTGTCGCTGCCGACCACCTGCCATGTGCTGCCGCTCTTGAGCGGGATCATCATGTCCGTATTGCGAACCCCGGCCCTGATCTCGGCAGGAAATGCCTCATCGATGCGGAGCTTCCCCGTGTGAGGATTGACCGCTTCCCAGATCGCCTTGCGGCACTGGTTGAATTGAGGCAAGAGGTGCCAGTAGTTGCCGATTCGTTCTTGTGAGGCGCAGGCTGTGTAATGGAGGGCTATTTCGTCCTTGCCCCACCTCCGGTGAGCACATTCGACAGCTCGGAGCCCGCCTTCCTGCAGATACTCCCAGAGGTCCATCTGATCGTCACGAGGCTGCCAGCCGTTATGAGGAAGTTCCAGGTCCATTGGTCTCCGATTCATCCTTACTTCCGGTAAAACTTCTTTATCGTCAGGTTAATGGGTTGCTTGAAATCGATCTCGCGCTTCTCGGTGAACATCCCCAGATGCTTTCCAAGCAGCTCCAGGCTTTTGACCTTGTCGCAGAGTTCGAATTCGTAAGTGGCATCGAGGACCGTATCCCCCTCGGCAGTAGACTTGATAACGCGCTTCTCCCGAACCTTCCGGATGATCCGGCTCTTGCCCTCAGCCAGGGTGTTCAGGGGATTCGCCTGAATCATGCCGCTTTCATCGATCGTGACGAAATCAGCCATGTCCGCGAATCCCATCAGGGCCAGTTCCTTGACCACCATGTCCTGGGTGATCTCGGTGCGCTTGGAGCGTTCGGCTACCGCCTCCTGAATCGCCTCCTCGATTTTCGTATTTTTTCGTAACTTATCGGCATTCCGCCCCGCATATTTGGGATCGTACCCTGCCCGGATCGCCGCCTGGGTGGCATTCAGATCAACGAGGTATTCTTGCACAAATAATTTCTGGCGACGGTTGAGCGGCTTGCCTTTCATGGTGACAACAGCCTACCACAGGAATTTTGCTAAAACCGTGTATGACCGCCTATGACCGCCTATGACCGCGTACGATCACTTTTTGTATCTTGACAGGGGTATTAAAAAGGCCGAGGACTGGCCTTAAGTAAGGTCAAATTCGAAACGAACCTATTTAAATGATTTTATTTTCATAAATGCAGTGAAGGCGAATAGCTCATAAAAAGATCATATTTGACTTACCAATCAGGAAAGTATACATCTTACTCCTCATAGCCACAGAAACTGAAAATCGGGTTATGCTCAGTTAAGTGCTTGATTCAAAAATATAATCTCTTGGAATCGGTGGGTCAAGATGCCTAAATCTATTGAAGAACTGGAAAGCACTGCATGTTTGTATTGGCCTGCTCATTTACACGATGCCGTTGCTGAAGTAAGCTCATTGCCTGTATTGTTAGAAACACAAAACAAATTCTTAAGCGTACTGAAGTGTTCTGATAAATCACCAGTCTCTTGGCTTGATGTTATTCAAACTGCCAGCACAATTACACCAAATTTGTTCTTGAAGCATTTGATGGTGTTGTCAGACATTGGGGGTGAAAGGTTACAAAGATTTGCCAAGGATTTTAAACAATTATTCCCAAATAATATCATGGAATTTGTTTGGAGGGAAACCACACACACATATAATTTCAGTGAGAGGGCTAGGGTATGGACGAACAAAAAGCTCAATGTCGAGAAATCCGTACTTCTAACTGGAAAGCCTTTTTCACATGATATGATTGATGTATCGATGATACTTTTATGGGGGTCATCGATAATTAATAATGACAATTTACCAACAGAAATGCGTGATAAATGCGTGATAGGTCAGCTAATAGGGCAACCGGAGTTGCTTGATGAATTTGTTAAGCAGAGATACATAATTGTTAGTCGAATTACTGGTGGGGCAACTGTTAATGATCTCGGTCATGTATGCGAGCACTTTGCAGATAAATACATACGGGCTAATCTTCCGACAAAAATAAGCATCGGTGGTCACACTATACCTGATGTTTCACACAACGATAGGGATTTAACGACATTCGACCTTGTAGCAACAAATGTAAATACAAAAAAATCCGTAGCAATAGAGATTAGCTTCCAAGTCACAACAAATTCAGTAATAGAACGTAAAGCAGGTCTAGCCATGAACAGACAGCACCTATTACACGAAAAAGGGCACAAGGTGGCTTATATTATTGACGGATCTGGCAATTTTCAACGGAGGAACGCTGTCAAAACAATTCTACAATTTAGCGATTGCACAGTTAACTTCTCAGACAGTGGATTGCAAGAATTGACGGATTTTATTGCTGAGAATCTTACAGGATAGGAAGTTTTGATGATTACTTTCATTGATTTATTCGCTGGGACCGGTGGAATTAGGTTAGGGTTTCAACAAGCTCTGCAAGAAAAAGGCATTATGTCGAAATGTGTCAAGAGCGTTGAAATCGACAAGAAAGCTTGTCAAACATATGAGTTAAACTTTGATGAGAATCCTTATGGTGATATTAGAAATCTCGATAAAGTTTCCCCTTTTGATGTGATGCTTGCTGGTTTTCCATGTCAAGCATTTTCCTATGCAGGTAAACAACGTGGATTTGCAGATACCAGAGGGACTCTTTTTTTTGAAGTCGAAAAACTGATTCAAACTCACAATCCGAGGCTTTGCTTTCTGGAGAATGTTCGTGGTCTAACAAGCCATGACAAAGGGCGGACTTTTAAAACCATCCTTGATAAATTACACAGCCTTGGCTACCACGTTCAGTATCGTTTGTTAAATTCCAGCAACTATGGTGTTCCACAAAACAGGGTACGTATCTACATTATAGCCTCCCTTGAACCACTAAAAGAAATCACGCTGCCCAATGATCGTGGCGCAAATGATTCTCACGCATTCACAAAATATTCCAAGCAACAACCTCTTTTTCATAAATACGAATGGCGTGTAGTACGTCATGTTCTTGAGGATAATGCTGATAAAAAATACGACTGTTCCGAATGGTTCGTGGAAAGGCTGAAAGAAATCCTTAATGGTGATCTAAACAAGTTGAATGGCATTCGATTAATTGATACAAGGCACGGTAATTCAATACATTCGTGGGATTTAGGCATTAAGGGCTATTGTACACGGGAAGAAATTGAGTTTATGAACCTCCTCCTCTCAAATCGGCGCAAACACATTTTTGGAACACATCAGGATGGCAAAGCGTTGACGATTGAACAAATAAAAACATTTTACACTCCTCCTGACATAGACTTTTTGATAAGTGAGCTTTTGCGTAAAGGTTATTTACGAAACAACGATGGGAAATTTAACCCAGTGTGCGGAAATATGTCTTTCGAGGTATTTAAATTCCTAGACTTGGATAGCATATCAATTACCTTGACAGCTTCTGACGCTCAAAGACTAGGAGTTTATCACAACGGAAGAGTTCGTAGAATAACCCCTAGAGAGTGCGCTAGGTTGCAGGGGTATGATGATAGCTACATTCTGCATCCTAATGATAACTTTGCATATAAGCAGTTGGGTAATGCGGTCAGTGTGCCTGTCATTAAAAAAATAATGACAGATATTCTTGAGCATAATCCAAATTTTCTTTTGAAAACCGAATATTCATATTCAGGAGAAAATATGCAAAGGAAAGCTTCCTGTGCTTAAAACTAACGACCCTCGTTACCCACACCCAGCTTCCATAGCGGTTACAAAGTCTATGAAGGCTAACAAGAGGAAAAACACAAAACCTGAAATAGCAATCAGGTCATTGTTACATAGACGGGGCTTAAGATTCAAAAAGGATGTTTTTATAAAAATTAATGATAAGAATTGTCGTCCTGACATTGTTTTTAAAAAAGCCAAACTTGTAGTTTTCATTGATGGGTGTTTCTGGCACTTATGCCCTCAACACGGACACATACCCAAAAACAATGTTCAATATTGGGAAGAAAAGCTAAATAGAAATAGAGATAAAGACAATGCTGATACAAAGCTTCTCACTGAAAACGGATGGCATGTATTAAGAATATGGGAGCATGTCCCAATAGAAGAAGCGGTTGATATAATTGCTAGAAATCTGAAATATTTGGCAGAGAGCAACAACGTTCCTAAAATTATATCCCAGAATATTTAAATAAAACGATCTTACTTAATCAATTTGATCTGAAACTGCCATCAGGAGATATTTATCAAAGTATAAAGGCGAGTAAATTAATAACAGTCAAATTTTCACTGCCTAAAGTCTTTGTCTGACGCTGAGGGTATTCTTCCATTCACCTAAGGTGACATAATTGTCCACAGGGCAAAACAATGAAAAATATTGATATAAATTTTGAGGCATTCATTGATGACTTGCCGGATGTAATGGATGAATATCAGTTTAAGGAATTGTTAGCAAAAAAGAGTTCAGTTACAAGATTATACTATAATCGAGCAAAAAACTTGATATTAAAGGGATTATTGACATCAGCAAGAGACACGAGAAAAATAAGTGGCAACAAAATGCTTTTGGGAGGTTCTTATAATATCGATTGTAAGTCTTCTGAATCGAGAATATTTCTACTTGATAATGGCATGATAAAATTATTATGGTTAGGTAATTCACATGACTATTCTCATGCATGGCAGTATACAAGGGATACTTGGCTGGTCTAAAAGCCTCTCAGTTCCATTATAAACGATCTCTAAGAATTTTTATATGTAATATATTCGAATAGATAAATGGTCGTTATTCGGGTTCGACTCCAGCGGCCGAATAACATTTCAAAAAATGTTGCTATTCACTTTCAGAAATTTTAGATTTCAGCCACTCCCGCACCAGATCCGCATCACTGTGCCAAACACCATCAATCTTTTTCGCCGGGAACCCCTCTTCCCTGATCCAACGTCTTATCGTGCCCCAGGACCGACCGACAAATTCAGAAATAGCCTTTTTACCAACAAGAGTTTTATCCGACATTTATTCCATCCCCTGCTCTGTATTATTAAGCAAAATCCTGAACACATTTCTTCGCAGATTCCATAGCCAAGACAAAGGCAACACCTTTCCCCCAACATTTATCCGCAGTGCTTGGAAGGAGTGACTGTTCAAGTTTTTGTGCGATCCCTTCGACTTTATGGGCAAGATCTCTAATTTTACTTATATCGTTATGCTCTTTACAAATTGCCGCCAAGATCATCAGGATGGGCTTTGTTTTTTTTGTCCCCTTGGTTTCATCCAGCACAATTTTAAGAATCTCAGCCTTTTCAACCAAGATGTCGGCAAGGATATCTTTTGATGGCTTATTAACCCCTCTCAGCACAGAAATCCCCCTGGCGATGCTGGTTTCTGTTGGCGAATGCTTTCTTTCTGTTTCGCGGGCCGCGAGGTCTCTGGCGCTTTGTGGTTCTCCTCTGTCCAACATTCTCACAGTGTCTGCCGGGCATCCGCGGCTTACTCGCATATAAACATTGGTTTCGCTATAGATGACAGCCCAAAGACGTTTTTGGCCGGTGAGCAGGACGCCATTTTCATCAAAGACAATACCTTGGCTGTGCAGTTTCCATCGACCCTTTGCCATAATATCTGCATATTCTTCGACCTTCCGCCAGTTGATCGGCCTGTTGTTGGTGTTGTGCTTGAGCATGTCTTGTGCGATCTGAGGCGTAATTAGTTCCGTAGTGTCCGTGATCAAAGGCACGTTCCCCGATATCCTTATTCCATCGGACACCTTAAAAGCTCTCCGTAATGCCTTATTCCCTGACATCATCCACCGCCATTTCTATAATTTGCCTATTCCCAACTTAATCGTTACATCACAAAGAGCATCCAATGTTCCATCTTCTTTCAACCTTTTCAGTTCCTCGCAGAGCCTTGTGAATTCCCTCAACCGTTGGATTTCCTCTTTGTAATCAGATTCCAAAAAGAACTTTCGGATATCCTTAAGCGCCGCCATTGTCGCTTGGATTTCTGATACCGCGGCCATTCTTGCTGACCTGATTTCCTGAATTTGCTCTTTAATCTTTGGCTTTATCTGCTGTGACACAGCACTGATCTGGTTATACATTTCCTCCACTTCCTTCTTTGCATCCCCAACTTCTTTTGTCAGCTCACTCCACGCTACGACCATTTTTTCCATATTTGCCCCTGCGTAAAATCCTATTTTTTCTCCAACTTTTAAATATCTTGTGTCGTATCCGCAACGTCCTGCATAGGAACCCTTATCCTCGCCAGGGAGTTGCTTTGTTACTTCCGCCTTTTTCAGCAATTGCCATGTGAGAGACGAAAAAAACAAATTCTTTACTTTTTTATCTAACACCCATTCAAAGCGATCATCAGCGCCAAATCCCATTTTCACCTTTCCCTGAAGCCAGTGCCCTTTGCCAGCATTGTCAACGCTTCAGAATCCGTTAACCCCCCGTCAATCGTCATGATCGCCAACCGTTCAAGAGTTTCCACATCGAACAATTCAAGCCAGTCCGGCGGAAACGGCTGTGTGTCCTGGTGCTCTTTCTTCCGGCCTCCCTGCTTCCTGGTTTCTCTCATTCAGCAAAGCCCACAACAGATACAGGTAGTTGATGTTATCCCGGACTTTTTCCCTTGCGATTTCCAGATCAACACTCTCTCCACGGTCCAGGTCGTCCACAATGTCGAATATCGAAACGAGATGCTTGTCCCACATGCCCTTCAAGGCCCGTTCGGGTGTGCAGCCGTTCATCCGGGCCGCCACATGGAAATTATGGAGCCGGTCGCCGTTGCGCACGTATTCCCTGGCCTTGACGACCAGCA